AAACTGGATATTGTATGCTTCTTCAAATATCCCGTCGTGCAGAAAGAATTGAAGAAGCATACAATATCCAGTTTGACATCAACATATTCCGCGCTGTTTTATATCGTTCATTTGTTAAATACGAAGACAAAACAGGCCTTGGTACAACTTACCAAAAGAATGGTCAATTAATGGGTTCTCCATTAAGTTTTCCTATCTTATGTCTATGCAACCTAATCATGTATTGGCTAGCATTAGAGGAATATTTAGAAGTTGAGGTTGACGTTAGAGACCTACCTGTATTAGTTAATGGTGACGATATCCTTTTCAGGACGAATCATGCTTTTTATGAAATTTGGAAGAAGTATATCTCCGAAGCTGGCTTTGAGCTCAGTCTTGGGAAAAATTATGTTCATACAGAATTCCTCAGTGTTAATTCACAAGGTTTTCTTTATGACTGGTCCACTAATTCATTTAAGAAGATTGATTATCTTAATACAGGTTTGTTAACTGGACAATCGAAATTATCAGCAAGAAATAGAGAAGAATTGGTACCACTTTCCGACTGGTATAATAAAACAATAGGAGGTGCTAAGAATAAATTTCTTACACACAAGCTCTTTTTATATTACCACAAGGAACGTATCCAACAATTAACCGTTAACGGCCTTTTGAATCTCTTTATTTCAAGCACTTTAGGAGGTCTTGGCTTCCTAAAGATGAGCAGCAAAATCAAAGTTGAAGCAACTCCTTTCCAAAGACGTTTGGCAACTTATCTTTATGATAAGTACATTAATTTTAATGGTACCAAACAAGATGCTTTAGATCTCTATGCGAGCAAATTAATGCTTGAAGATGACGATAAGGAGCTTTCCTTCGTAAATCGTAGGAAATTTGCAATAAATCTGATTGTTGTTGATCGTGATATTTCGACTGAGGAATTAAAAGAAATTGGGAAATATTCAATAAATAGAACCTTTAACCCTGATTTCTTCCTTTGGAATAATGACACAATAGATCGCGACGAGAATACGAAATTAATAACAAAAACTAATTTCAAACTTTTAGATCGTGTGAGTAAATTAGAAAATGTCGAAGAGTTTCCTCTCGATAAAATTTTTCTTCAATACTTGGTGACACGTCGTCCTGATCAATACGAATACCAATTCAAAAAGTCTGACCTATCTTACTTTGGTAAGAAAGAAGGCCCTTGGAGGGATATTGCACCTTGGTTAGATGAAACATTATCCACTGGAATTTCTAACGAATCAATAGTCGTAGAACAGAAGAAGGAACAACCGATAGATTTCACATATGACTTTCTCATGTACAAAAAGTACGAGAGTGATACTCCAAATTCATTAGTTATGACTCATAACGATGAAACTGGGTATGATCACCCGGATTATGGGTTTAACCCACCGGGCATGATATCATTTGAAGACTATGTCCTTTCGGTGTACTTTGGTGGCGACAGGTTTTTAAACCCTTCCCACATCTCATTATATAATCTTTCTTCTTCTGAATAAGTCCATTTAGTGCCGGCCTTTACCAGCTGGTGCTACTCAAAGAGGGAATGGACACCCTCGATGAACAAAGATTATATAATGAGATGTGGGAAGGGTTTAAAAACCTGTCGCCACCAA